CCACCCGAGCCCGCTCCGCCCGCTCCGCCCCGCCCACCCTCGGAGTCGAGGATGCCCGTGCCAGCGTTGCCCGCCCCCGCTCCGCCCGGTCCGCCAGCCGTCCCGCCTGCAACCGTGCCAGCGGCCACGGCCGTACCACCCGACGCACCCGAGAGCCCGTCGCACTCGACCGACCCGCCGTTGCCGATCGTCAACGTGCCCGACACGAACAGGCGGAAGTTCGCCGTGCGCACGTACCCGTTCACGACGCTGAGGTTGTGGTAGTACGTGTCCTTCGTCAGTGTGATCGACGAGCCCGCATCGACGACCGTCGCGTCGCCCCCAGAACCGTCGCCGAACCACGCCGACGCACCGTCGCCGAGGATCTCCGCGATCTGCCCACGATCGGCGGCGGACAACGTGAGGCCCGCGGCCTCGACGACGGCGATCAACTCACCCATCATTGCGTTCAGTGCAGCCGCGTCGGGGCGCGAGCCCGTACCACGCACACCGCCAACGCGATTTTTGAAACCGTCGAGTCCTGCGCCGAACTCGTCGGCCTCGGGATTGTCGCCCTTGAAATAGTCCACTGTTTGATCTCCGTGCGTGTGGGGTGGTTACAGATCGTAAACGAAAACGACCGTCGTGCCTAGCGGGGCGTAGCGGCGGATCGCCGCTTCGAGTTCCGAGTCATCGGGGCCGTAGCGTACATGTACAACCCAATAAGCGTTTGCGTTCTCGGCGAGGTCGTCAACGTCGAGTTCCCATTCGTCGAGTTCCGCCGAATCCTCCGACCCGCGCTCGATTGCGATCGTGTACCCGAGTTGCGCCGCGACGTCGAGGAAGAAATCGGGCGACGCTCCGCCGACCGCGGCCCACCGTTCGGCGGCCGTGCGCTGGCGGATCTCCCGATCGCCGTCGACGGCGTGCCCGAGCACGCGCTCGAAGTCGCCGAGCAGTTCCTCGCTTTGTCGTGGGTCCGTCTCACGGAGCAACGCTTGCCCGCGGTACTCGACGCGCGAGGCCTCGGCCACGATCGCGCGAACGAGATTCGCAAGATCGCCCGTGGGCTCGCGTGACCAAAGCGGCCCCGGCGGGAACAAGTCGAGCGCGGGCGGCAAGTAGCGATCGATCGACAACACGGACAGGGTGTAACCCTCGCAATCCGTGACGCCCTGCGCCGACGCGTACACCGTCCGCACGGCCATCACGACACCTCGCGCCGCACCTTGACGTCACACGACCAGTCGATCGTGGTTGCCGCTTCGCCCGTCACGAGCACGTTGACGACGTTGCCGGTTTGTTGCAACTCGGCCGTCGCGGTCGTGAACCCGACGCGGGTGTCGCCGCCGTCGACGTCTTGCCAGTCGACGGCCCACGTCGAGGTCGTCGTGTCGCGGTAGTACGACGCCCACACGCGGCGCCTATAGTGCTTGTCGTTCGACGTCCGCCCCCACACGAAAAGTTCGACGTGGTACGCGTACCCGTCGACGAGGGCGACGGCCTGTCGGAGAATCGTGGGGGTTGCGTTGGTGGTCTGCACTGTTTGCTCCGTGGTGGCGATCGGCGTGATCACCTCGTCTTCGTCCATGCGGATCCCGATCCGCATTTGCTCGGCGGGGATTTGCGGCTCGTCGCCGGGCGGGATCAGATAGGAAACCTCCGTGGCTTCGATGTCTTCGTGCGTGCCGTACGTTCGCGTCGGCGCCCACGCGAGCAAGGTGCCCTCGGTCGCGGCGTCGTACACACCGATTGCGCGGACGGTGCGGTCTGTCGCGAGGCCGTTCGCCGCGAATGTGATCGCGTCGCGGTTGACTTTGCGGACGCCGATCGGGTGTGCGCCGACCTCGACGGTCAACCACTGGGCGATCGTCTCGCGCGCGTACCCGCCCCCCTCCCATTCGACGGCGCCCTCGCCCGCCGAGTTCGGCGGCCACGTGAACAGGGCAAGGTACACCGTCGTCCCGTTCGGCAACACGGCGTCGAGCGCCGTGCGTGCGGCGGCGATCGTCAAGCCGCTCACGACAACGCCTCGACGATCTGCAGGGACTTGTGTGTGCCGGTCGGCTTGCGCTCAGTTTCAGCGCCCGCCGAGGTGTAGCGCCATTCGCAATCGTAGACACCGGCCGCGAGTGACGCGAGCGTCGTGTTGACCTCGGCTTCGGGGAACGGCGTCCCGCCGCCCGCGTTGATCGAGCCGGCCACGGTCACCGCTCCGCTCGTCTTCCCCGACTTGCGGATCACGAGCGTGACGCCCGTTGCCGTCCACGCGCTCGGGGGCGCGACGGTCTCGTCGCCTTCGCCGCTCACGACGGCGGCCGTACAGTTGTGTTTGATCGTGTAGTCGGCCATGTCGTTACGCCCAAGTGATCGAGACGACCCCGGGGATCGGGATCTGCGTTGCGGTGTGCGTCGTGGTGGCGACGGGCGAGGTCAACGTCGCGGTCAAGACACCGCGCGCCCGCTGGATTGCGCCGAGGATTTGGCTCGTCGTGATCGACACGCCCGGCTCGGCGAGCCGCAAGATCAACGCGGCGATCTCGGCCTCGATCGCTTCGAGCGTGTCGGCTTGCGTCGCGTCTTCGTCGAGCGTGACGGTCGCGGACACGGCGAGCGCCGCGACGGCGACGGCTTGCACCGTGCACTCGACGGTCACGGGCGCGAGCCCTTCGATCGTCCACGTGTCGAGCGTCGCGTCATAGGTGCGCGTTTGCAGGATCTCTTGCACGGCGTCGACGGTCGCGTCGCTCGGGACGACGCCCGACAAGTTGTCGTCGGCGATCAACACGAGCACGGTGTTCGGCGCGTCGAGATACAGGGGGAGTTCCCACGCCCGCGTGACGCTACTCGAAGCGTCGAGCGCCCACACGACGTAGTCGCCCTCGGCCCCGCCCGCCCCCGCTGCGCCGATATGCGCGAGCAGTCGTGTACGCGTCGCCTCGTTCGACTCGCGGTCGGCACCGTTTGCGAGGCCGGTCGCGTCGACGGTCGTTTCGCTTTCGACGTACGTCGGCGGGCTCGTGAACGTGAGGATCGAAGACGCGTCGGTGTTCCCGGCCGCGCCCGCGTCGACGGCCGTGACGGCGAGCGATACGGTCGACGTCGCGGGGGTCGTGAACGTGTACTCCTCGTCGACGGTGAACAGCGCCCCATCGGCGCGCGCGAGTTGTGCCCCCGCGGTGACGACACCGGGCGAGTAGCCCGACACCTGCACTGTGCCCGTCGCTTGCGTGGCCATCTTGCGGCCGACGCCGCCTTGCCCGTCCGGCAAGCGGTGGACGTACGTAAGCCGGTCGAGTTCTTCGTCGTCCGCCGTGTCGGCGAAGAACTGGCGCGACAACCAGTCGAGGTGCGCGTGCTGATAGTGCGACAGCTTCGACAGCACGCGCGCGAGCACGCGCTCGAACGAGTGTCGCAAGCGGGCATCGGCGCCGGGTAGTTCGGTTTCGATGTCGGCGATGATACGCGCGACGAGTTGCGCTTGCGTGGGGCGTGCGAATGGCATTTAGCGGCCCTCCATGGTGATCGCGAACCACATGTCGACCCACCGTGACGCGGGTACGTCGGGCACGAGCACACGCACGTCGAGCCCGAGCACGCCCGGGGCGACCTGCTCGGCCACGGCCTCGACGCGTTCGGCGACGCCGTCGTCGATCAACCATTGCAACGCCTCGACCGCCCACCGTTGCGCACGTAGAAGCGCGCTCGGGGGGAGCTTGCCGCCCATCAAAAGCCACAACTTCGAGCCGATCGGCCCGTCCGGTCCGAGCCCGTCGAGCGCCCACCCTTGCCGATCGTGGCCGTGCGGCACGGGATCACCCGGGGCCGCGAGCGCGTTCGAGAGCAGCGACGCGTGCGTGCTCGACACGAGTCCCGCGTCGGTGTCGATGTTTGTTCCCGTCGAACGACGGAGCACGCCGCGTTGCAGCGTGTTGTCGTATTCGAAGCGGATCACGGCACGAACCCCCACGCGCGGAGTTGCGCGATCGCGTCGTCGAGCCCGTACGCGACGGCGACGCGCCACCCGCGTTCACTGAGCGAATGCGACCACGTTTGCTGCTCGGCCGACAAGCGCCCGCGCGACGCCTTGATCTCCAGGGCCGAGCGCGGCTCGTCGAAGATCAAGATATCCGGCACGCCCGGTTCCACGCCCGCGCTTTGCCGGCGCGCGTGCCATTGCACCGGGCCGGCCGACTCGTTCGCGGGGTGGCAAAACAGCACGCCGTGAAATCGGAGCAACGCGACCACGCGGGCTTGTATGTCGCGCTCGTTCACTCGACTTGCCCTTTCGTCGCCTTGACGGCGTTCACGA